TAGAAAAAATATTTTTTGCCCTCTTTTTTACGGAACAAAGGTATGTCAAACGTACAAAGGTTTATGGCTGCGTTCAAAGGTTCGGACGTTGCACATGGACAGACCCAGATCGGGTCTACAAGAAGAAACGGAAAGACTGAAGCAAAGAGTTTCGTGGTCCGCGAGCCGCTAACAGAAGAAAAAGTGGCGAAGCATTTGGCCGGGGAAATGGGTGTCGGGGCTATCCCGATTAATAACGAAAACAACTGTAAGTTTGGTGTGATCGATATTGATACCTATCCGGTGGATCATGCAGGCATTGTGAAACAGTTAGACGACCTCGGCATTCCAATGGCGGTATGCCGTTCCAAGTCTGGCGGTGCTCACCTGTACATGTTCTTTGCGGAGTTCTACCCTGCGTCCGAGATCCGTGAGTTTCTGCAAGAGATTGCTGCGACGATTGGATGGTCGGGTAGTGAGCTGTTTCCTAAGCAAGATCGTATCCTAGCGGACCGAGGTGATGTGGGTAACTTCATCAACCTGCCGTACTTTGATGCCGAGCAGACGCTACGTTACATGGTGGATAAGGATGGTCAGGATGTCTCGCTAGAAGACTTCCTTGATTGGATCGATAAGAACAAGATCAGTTTGTCCGAGCTTGCAGACTTTCCTATTGGTATGAACCAAGAGCTGTTTGATGACGCACCACCATGTGTACAAACCATGCTCATCAATGGTTTCCCGGAGGGAACCCGCAATAAAGGAATGTTTCAGACGGCAATCTACCTGAAGAAGAAGTTTCCTGATGGGTGGCAGAAAGAGCTAGAGGCGATTAACCAGAAGCACTGTAACCCACCGTTACCTGCAATCGAAGTGGTGCAGATACAAAGTCAGCACGAGAAAAAAGATTACGGGTACATGTGTGGTGATGAACCGTTCTGTTCACACTGTAATAAGCAGTTATGTAGGCAGAAGAAGTTTGGTGTAAACGGTGGTAACGGCAAACCAGACATGCCAAACATCAGCGGATTAACAATTTTGTTATCAGAACCGCGGTTGTATTTTTTAGATGTAAATGGACATCGCCTGGAGTTATCCACAGAGCAGTTACAGATTCCATTACAGTTTCAACGTGCGTGTATGGAGCAGGTTAATTTTATGCCGCCGACATTAAAACCGTCTGACTGGCAGCAAATCGTAAATGACTTACTGCAGAGTGCGTCTCACATAGAAGTCCCAGAAGAACTGACAGTGGCAGGGCAGTTTAAAGAATTACTGCACACGTTCTGTACTTCACGCATCCGAGCTATGTCACCAGAAGAGTTGGAACTTGGTAAGCCGTGGACCGAGAACGGGAAGACTTATTTCAAGATCAAAGGACTGCAGGAGTTTTTGTATAACCGAGGATTTACGTCGTTAAAGCGCCCTCAGATACAAGAACGATTAAAGGACTTAAACAACGGCGAAGACTGCCACGACAAGTATCGTTACAAAGACGAGAGCGGAAAGTGGCAAGAGTCTAGAGTCTGGTGGGTCCCAGAATTTAAAGAAGAAGAGGTCGTATTACCTGAAGGAGAACTTTATGAAGCACCGTTCTGATGACCGTCTGTTAAAGGTATCGGAGCTTGCCAAATTTCTTGGTGTTGCTCCTTCGACCATTTACAGATGGCTCGAGTGTGGCAAGTTGCCACGACCGTTTGAGTTAGGAGAGGCGGCTGTTCGGTGGCGTTTGAGTGAAATTGAGCAGTGGTTAGAGGACAACCGGCGATGAGTAATCATAGTGAACAACTGATCTTTGGGCCTCCGGGGTGTGGTAAGACGCACACTTTGATGGAGATTATCCGTAAAGAACTGGATGGCGGCACGCCTCCTGACCGCATTGCGTTTGTTTCGTTTAGCCGGAAATCAATACAAGAAGCCCGCGAGCGTGCAGGTAATGCGTTTGCATTACAAGAAAGCGATACCCCGTACTTTAGAACCTTGCATTCAATGGGCTTTCATTGGCTGGGTATGAAGACTGATGACTTGGTTGGTGTGTATGATCTAAAGCAGATTGGTGCATCGATGGGCATGGCGTTTGATACACGGGAAGTGTATGACCAAGACGGTGTGATGCAGTTATCCGCCAAGGAAGGCAACAAGTATCTGACTATGATCCAACGCGCCACGATGCGGATGGTTCCGCTCGAGCAAGAGTACAACGATATTGGCGATTACAATATCAAGTGGCCGTTGCTCCAGAAACTCGACCGTGTATATACATCGTATAAACAAGAAACCGGTAAGTACGATTTCACGGACATGATCAAGCTTATGGTCGTGCAGGGCCGAGGTCCGAGTATCGACGTCCTGATTGTCGATGAAGCACAGGACCTTACACCATTGCAGTGGGAGCAGGTCAAAGTATTGCGGGCCAACGCTAAACGTATTTGGTACGCGGGCGACGACGACCAAGCAATTTTCCGCTATACCGGAGTTGATGTCCGGCATATGCTGGGCATATGCGACAACATTCGTGTCCTTGATCAGTCGTACCGTGTTCCTAAAAGAGTGCACGATTTGTCAGCGAAACTGTCTGGCAGAATCTCACAGCGTCAGAAGAAAGAATGGAGGTCCACGGACCACGAAGGATCAATCCATTACCACATGGATGTACACGAGATCGACATGAGCGACGGTTCTTGGACTGTTATGTCGAGGACAATGGCTAACTTAAACAAGTTGGGTGACCAACTGCAGGCCGCCGGAATTCTGTATAAAAAGAATGGCAGGTTGTCTTTTGATGAGGACAACCTGAAAGCCATGCACTTGTGGGAAGACCTGCAGAACGGTGAGTTCATCAGCCCTGCGGAAGCATCCAAGTTGTATGAGTGTTTACCAAAGCGTGGAGATGCGGCGCGAGTAAAGTGGGGGATGGCAAAGACTTTAGAAGAGTGCGACCCTTTGAAGCCGTTGACACACAAGGCGTTAGTTGATGATCACGGACTGTTAGCTGATATCAACATGCCTTCTGAAGATTTGCTGAAACTATCACAAGACGAAAAGCAATATCTAAAAGCTATCAAACGTCGTGGCGGGATCACCGCAGATCCTGCAATCAAACTGAGCACGATTCACCGTATGAAAGGCGGAGAAGATGAGAACATTGTCTTGCTGACAGACATGGGCTTTTTGCCTCACAGAACCCTGCAGGAAAGCCCTGACGATGAGCATCGTGTATTCTATACCGCTGTAACGCGAACGAAAGAAAATCTGCATATCGTGGATTCAGAGAGCAAGTATAGGTACCCATTATGAGCGGGAAAGGCGATACCTACCGCCCGGTAGACAGAGAGAAGTTCGAGCAGAACTTTGAAAAGATATTTGGCAATAAGGAACACGAACATGCTGAGGCGATGCGGGCGTTTGCGTCGGGCGAAAAACTTGAGTTCCGCCCGAAGAAGGATGCGTCATCTTATGGATCGACAGATGAATGGTACCCCTGCGACAACCCAGACTTTCACCACAACTTTGAGTATCGGATCAAGCGAGATGATTAAGGCAGACGGATTTGATGACTGCATTATCGGCTTTGCTGAAGTGTGGGACGGGAATGAGCGAGTGTACCGGATTGTGTACAACGCTTCTGAAATGTACCAAAAGTTGCTAGCCGAAGGGATGTCGTCTGAAGAGGCACAAGAATATTTTGAATTTAACATTGATGGTGCGTATGTAGGCAAAGAAACACCAATCTACATGTGGCCCGGTGATAACGAATTAGTAGAAGAGTTTGCGGAGAGTTTGGATGACTAAAGATACAAGCACGATCAACTGGATAGACAGACAAGAACTAGATCAAATCGAAGTTGATTGGTGCGCTCCGGAGGTCTTCCCTGACCTCTCCCAATCCAAGATCATCGCGATTGACTTGGAGACATGTGATCCTAATCTCATGACCCTAGGGCCAGGATGGGTACGGAACGACGGTTTCGTAGTAGGAGTTGCGGTCGCTGCTGGAGATTTCAATGCCTACTATCCAATTAAGCATCAGAACGGCGGCAACATCTCAGAAAACATTGTGATGAAATGGCTTAAAAAACAAATGGCTACGCCTAATATCCCCAAAGTTTTCCACAATGCCACATACGATTTGGGCTGGTTAAAATGGGCAGGGGTCGAGGTCCAAGGAAAAATCATCGATACCATGATTGCCGCGCCTCTATTGAATGAGAACAGATTCACATACTCACTAGATTCGTTAGGTCGTGACTACCTTGGCGAGCGGAAAAACGAGAAGCTTCTTCGTGCTGCGGCAAAAGAATGGGGCATCGACCCGAAGGCTGACATGTGGAAGCTGCCTGCCAAGTATGTTGGTAAGTATGCAGAACAAGATGCTGCCTTGACCCTTCGTTTGTGGAATCATTTTGAGGCGGAATTGCAGAAGAATGAATTAACCCACATCTTTGAACTTGAGACAGGGCTAATTAAATTAATGTTAGAGATGCGTTCTCGTGGCGTTCGCGTAGACTTAGATCAAGCGGATCGAACAAAACGTGATCTTGCAAAACGTGAGAAACAAATCAAAGATGACATCAAGCACAAAACAGGAATTTTGGTCGAGCCCTGGGTGGCAACAAGCGTGGCCTCAGTCTTGGGATATTACGGAATTGACTGCCCAAAGACGGAGAACTCGAAACAGCCTTCTATTACCAAAGCGTTCTTGCAAGCATGTCCACATGAAGTCGCCGTTCAGATTCTCAAACTTAGAGAATTAAATAAAGCTAACAACACCTTTATTGATTCCATTCTTCGGTACGAGAACAAAGGTAGAATTCATTGTGAATTCAATCAGTTACGTTCAGATGATGCAGGGACTGTTACGGGCCGTTTCAGCTCGAGCAACCCGAATCTTCAGCAGATCCCCGCTCGAGACCCCGAACTAAAGAAAGCCATCCGTGGCTTATTCATTCCAGAAGATGGAGAGAAGTGGGGTTCGTTTGACTACTCTTCTCAAGAGCCTCGTTTGTTAGTTCATTACTGTTCTATTCTTGCTGACAAAAATCCAAACCCTCTTGTCAACAAGCTGGTTGATGCATATCACGCTCGTGACCCGGACTTCCATCAAATGGTCGCTGACATTACAGGGATTGAAAGGAAGCAAGCAAAGATGGTGAACCTTGGGATCATGTACGGCATGGGTAGGGGCAAGCTAGCAAATACCTTAAACATATCTGAACAAGAAGCTAAAGAACTGCTTGAGACATATCATAGTAAAGTTCCTTTCGTAAAAGGACTGGCAGATATGGTATCAAACAGAGCATCTAAAAACGGGCAGGTTAGAACATTGTTAGGACGTAAGTGCCGGTTTGACCTGTGGGAACCTAACAGCTTCGGATATAAAAAACCTTTACCACATGAAGAGGCTAACAAAGAGTATGGTCCGGGTATCCGCCGTGCCTTCACTTACAAAGCACTGAACAAATTGATCCAAGGTTCGGCAGCCGATCAAACAAAGAAAGCGATGGCAGATTGTTATGCCGAGGGATTGATTCCCCTGCTGACAGTACACGATGAACTCTGCTTCTCGGTAAGTTCCGAGGACCAAGCTTCGCGGATCAAGGAGATTATGGAGACTTGTGTGGAGCTTCGGGTACCAAGCAAAGTGGATCAGGAACTGGGAGCCAACTGGGGCGAGGTGGGTTGATCCCATAATGGGACATGCACTCCACCCAACTGTTCCACTCTAGTTCTTTCTCCAAGAAATCAAGCGGTTTGAGCCGTTTGGTTTTTACTTCTTTAAAACTAGAAACGGGGACAAATAGTACCCGTTCTTGTGGAACTGCAACTAACGCGACAATGTCACAGTCTTCTTGTGTCAGGGGTTTTTTAGGGCTGAGGCCCTTAGACACACAGAACTGATAGCCTGGACTATGTCTGTCCTTTGTACCTTTATTTCCTTTGAACTGACTGCCTTTGACCTGTATTCGCCAAGTATAGTCATACGCAAAAGAAATAATATCTGAAGTTCCGAGGTTCACGATCTCAGATTGTATGCCCATCTTGGCAAGACGGAGCAGACAGATGACCTCACCTATCCGCCCCGCTTCGATTTCTTTCATTTTTAAAAGTCAGATGAGTCCTCACCTGTCTCCATCATGTCACGGAGGCGTTCCGCTCGCGCTCCTACTTGTTTCGCCCAACGCGAGTCCATCATTTGGGCGGCGGCCTCCGGCCAATCTTGCGCCTCGATGGCAGCAAGCATATTCTGAAATTGTTTAAACCGCGGCATACCGAGGTTAAACACCATATCAACCACGACGCGCATGCGGACATCATCAAGACCAGCAAACCAATCAAATGTACTAGCAAGCTCACTAGCAGCAATATCAACATCGTTGTTAAGAATATAATCGATCTCATCATCTGATAAGCCACGCTCTTCGATGTTGCGGCCCACGCCGATGGTTAAGTATCCGGCGGTGCACTTATATGGTTTA